ATTGGTTTGGGATGAGGGGCAACAACTATGGGTAGAAGAAGCAGGACATATTCCTTTACATTTATTACACAATAAAGGACTAAAAATACATCTCCATTTTATATAAATTTTTAAAGTAAATACTGTCCCACCCGAACTGGCACACTCATTCCCACAACCATTCGTACCATCACCGCAATCACCACCGCAATATAAATCTTTATATGGTTGGTTACAAAATTCAAATCCAGCTGGTAAGTTAAAACAATAAACTAAATAAATTGTCAACCCAACAGGTATTTTTATTGAGCATATTTGGGTTATAAGTCCATTAATGATGTTTAATATCCCATTAATGAATCCTACTATATGACCAAAAAAAGTTAATATAAGACATATTATAGTATATAAAGGATTTAAATTAATATCAATTCTATTTGTTGGGAATTTATTAACACCTTCCGCATTTAATATATCTTTAATACCTATAAAACCTCTTGCCTCATCTCCATTCTTACCACCTAATTTTTGATACCTACTTATATATTGTTTTACAGTATAAACTTTTTTCCACCTAAAAGGATAAAATTCTTCTAAATAGTTATATTGGTTTCTTAAATCATTTGCATACGGTGTACCAGTAGTTATTGTAGATAACTGTTGGTTTATGGTAAAATCCTGACTATTCTTTAAATCTTCGGGACTATATTCACTAAAATTAAAATTATTATTTGTATTAGGGACTAAAAATTTCGCCCTTTGTCTTAATCTTTTATCATTAGAAGTGGCATCCATAGAAATCCTAAATCTATAATCACCTTCAGTGGCAACACCTTTAATTCCATCAGGAGAAGGTACTAAATTACCAAACTCATCAGTTACCACTTTTCTTATGTTCATAGGAACTAATAAAGACCAGTTACCATTATCGTCAATACCATTACCTTTAAAACTATATTTTTCTATTCTACCATCAACTGTTCTCCTTAATGCCTCTATATTACCTGCACCAGTAATAACTTCATTCATTTTACCCATTTCTCTGGCTGGTTTACAATTCTTATTTAAAGAATCTTTTTCATCGTCAGAAAAAACACTACCCATAAAAATGGCAGTGGGTACTAATTCTAAATTATCGATAGAGATATCATATCTATTTATACCTAACCCATTACCGACACTTAAACTATCACACCAATAAGGTTCAATTCTTACAGGTATATTTTCAGAAAAAATTTGTGGTAAACTATCTAAATTATTAGAAGATTTAAATTTAAATCTATCTTTAAATAAATCATCACTATATCCTTGTTCTATTAATTCAAAAGGTCTCACAGATAAAAACCCTATATCACTTACATCCATATCATAATGTAAGAAATGATCACCTACTGGAACACCAAATAAAATATAATCTCCCGCCTCATTTGTTGTAGTAGTATATTTATAATACTTCTCATAAATTTCTAAAGTAGTATTATTATCTAATATTTCTCTTTTTTTAGGAAATGTACCAACAGGTGTATGATCTAATGTTTGTTGATTTTTAGGTAATACATTATATCGTATACCATTTTTATTTTTTTGATCAGGAAATGGTTCTGTATAAGGATAGATTGATGATTTAACAGGATCTTGTAAATCATTATCATCTACAGGTACAAATATAGAAACTCTAACATTTGGTACACCAAATCCATTATTGATTATAACCCTACCCGCAATTACTCCATATTCAGAACAAAAACTTTGGTAATCGTCTTTTTGTGATATTTTTAAACTTAATATTTCTAAATGATCATAATTTTGACTAAGATCAACATTAACCTTTAAATACCCATTGTCATTACCTGGTGTTGTCCTAATTCTAAATGATTTAGACATATTAATATCATTTTATCCTTTTATTATTTTTTATTTTCAAAAATTTCTATATCATCAAATTCTGTTTTAGTTTTATTTTCTTTTTTTTCTTTGTAAGAAACTGTATCTTTAAATTGTCTTTCACGTTTCTTAACTTCTCTGTTATGTTTAAATTTCGCATAAGAAGTTAAAATACCAATAAAAAAGTCTTTAAATTTTTTACTTACTTTAGGTAAAGACTTTGGTAAAAAGAATGTCATAAAAATTTGTCCAACTAAAACTAAAATAATTAGTGGTAATACAACCACTATCGATAAAAACGCAATGATTTTAAAAAAGAAATTACCATTATAATTCCCATTCTGAATTGATTCAGGAATTAAATTAATATCCATAGTTTGATTTTGTTTACCCCCTTTTTTACTTTTTTGATTACATGTTTTACATTCCATAACTTTAATTTTTTTTATTAAAACTAATTATTTTTTTAAAAAAGTAATTACTATGAGGTTGAAATTGTAACTTTAATATCTTTATTTGGGTATTTAATCTCAAACATCGCATTAGGTGCACCGAATAAAGTATATCTACCTAATAAATCAATTTGTCTTGTAACATCATCAATATATGGTTGAGCTATCTCATTTAAAGAATATTTACCATTTTCGTTAACTTTATTATAAACTCTAAGATCGGTAACATTTAATACACCTGCCACATTGTTAATATTTTCAACTAATTGTGAAAGATAGATATTATCACCCATTTCCCATTTATTTATATCAAAATATTGTGTAATAGATGAAATAACCCCTGAAATAACTTCTCCTTTTGGTACTGCCTTATCTGCAAAAATATCTACCTCAAAACCTAAATTTATTACCCTACCATTTTTAACCGTAACATAATCATTTATCATTCTAAAATCAGCCAAATATTCGGCAATATTTTGTTTTAATGCTGAAGTGGCTTCAGTAGTTAATTTACTACTAGCGTCTAATGCTAATATATAAACATTTATTTTATTTCTTTCTTCCCACACACCTGTTCTAAAAGGAACTCCAAATTTACCAGGCATCAATGGTATTCTACTTTGATAATCTTTTATAGTTACACATCTATTTTGTGCCGAAAAATTATATTTAACTAAATTTCTTATTTCTTCCACAGATGGTTCTTCTTTACCACCTAACGCAGGAATTGGGTTATTAACACTAATACTATTACTAATAATTCTATTTATATTGGAATCGTCTCCATTAATAATTGTACTAACTGTACCCAAAGTAGTTATTGTGTTAGGACCAATATTAGAATCTTGTCCCCCACCTATTCTATACCTTACATATAAAGTATTATTTGTTTGTGGTATCTCACCTAAAGAAAGGTTATTTACTACTCTACCTATTCTATCTATTTGTCCTCTACATCCTACAAAATCATTTAATTCAGAAATATCGGCATCACCTGCACCAAAAGTAATTTTACAAAATCCATTATCTGTAAATTCTTTTATGAACCTTTTAGGTGCATTTTTCCATTTTCCGACAACTACACCTTCTCTATCTGATACCGCATTTTCATCCTCAATATAAATTTCTGCCTGTGCCAATGCAGGTACCTCATACCAACTTAAATCAAAATTAGAAAATTCATCTTCTGTTGGGTTATTTACAAAGTTAGTACCTTCTTTTATTATAATATTTTCAATAGATAAGACATTATCTTCTGGTAATATTATTTCTAAAAATGGTCTATAATCTCCTCTACCTAATGTTTTTTTATAAATTTTAGTAAAACCATTTAACATTATTTCTCTTTTTGTAAGTGAGTAGTTTTGGATAATTCCATTACCGTCAATATTAGGTATTACTAATCTGTTAGGTATTCCTCCAGTAGTGAAAGGAGATGAAAAATCACAATCCTCAATAAGTTCAAATACTTTACCTGCACCTGTTGCCTGTGAACCTTTTAAAATTTTAGGTGCATAACTTATATCAAATGTATCACCATTTACAGGTATATTAGTCACAGTCCAATCTACAATAGTAATACTAGGTCTTTTACCTGGTATATTTAAACCAAATGTTCTAGCCAATTCTAATATAGAAGATCTTTCTTGTGCGTAACTAATTTGAGTTTCATTAAACATTCTATCAGTATGGAATGATAACATATCTCCAACCGCAGCGTTTAATTCTAATAACATCATACCAACAGAAGCATCATTAAAATCTGAAAAAATTTCTGGATAATATTTTTGAATGAATTCTATAAGTTGTAATCTTACGTCAGAAAAATTACGTGCATTATAATCAATTTTTTTTACCATATCTTAGAATGTTAAGGTTACTGTATCTGTACTTGTGAAAGTTCCCTCTGTAACAGTATAAGTTAACTCCACAATTATTAATTCTTCTATGTCATTATTCCTAAATGAAATATCATTTATAATTAAATTAGGTATATATAATTTAATTGTATCATTTAGATTATTCCTTATATCCGCATGTGTTATCTCATCATTTGGTTCGAAAATGAATTTTTTTAAATCACTACCAAAATCAGGAAGATATAATCTTTCACCTTTATTCGTTAATAAAAGATGTAATAAATCTGCCCTAATCGCATCTTTATCACTTTTATTCAATTTAAAATAAAAACCGTTTCCAGCATCTCTAAAAGGAAAATCAATATTTATATACCTAGTCTTTGCCATATGTATATAAATATAATACTATAAAATTTTTGAAAAGAAATAATAAAATAATTATTCTTGACTACATTTAATTTGCATATTGAATATTGTTCTATCTAGTGGGGAAAATGCCAATACTATTAATTCAAGATTTTCTGTTTCTTTATTAATTTTAAAAGAAGCACCTGATTTCATTATAGAACCATATCTACCTATGTTATCCGCAATACTTCCTGAATTTATTATGTCATCGGTTATTTTTTCCGCTTCAGCATCACCATTTTTAAATATATCTTTTACGTTTAACTTACCACCCTCAGATTTAATCGCCGCATTAATACTTTCTAATAAACCATCTTCACGTTTATAGATTATTAATTCACCAACAAAATTTCTTACAATGTTTTCCATTTGACTATAATCGTTATCACCATCAGCTAAAGATTTTTTAATCTTTTCTTTTGTTGTTTTTGATTGTAACGGTAACATTTTTTTTCTTTCTGGAATACTTAGCGCAATTTGTCTATATTCTGTATTATAAACATCCCCCATAAATCCACTAAAGAATTCTTGATCTCCATATCTAACATAAAATGCGTCAGGAACTACTAATGAATCAAATGCGATTGTTATAACATCACCAGCACCAGCAGGAAAACTACTTTTAACTGTTGCCGCAACAAAATTATTTTGTTTTGTTCCTCTAGCACCTTCTTTTTTATACTCTTGATTACATTTTATTGGGGGTTTAGGTGTAATACAATTACACGCATCCTCTGTTGGTTTTATTTTACCTTCTGGACAATCACATTTTTCAGTTTTTTCATTATATGTCATCCCATCAGGACATTTACATTCACCATTTTCATCACGTTTCATACATTTAGGGCAACCACACTCACAATTTTCATCAGGAGATTTCTTACCTGCCTTATCACAAAAACATTTACCGTCTACTTTATATAACCCTTTTTTACATTCACATTCTCCGTCCTCTTCTAACCTTTCCATACAATCAGGACAAGGTTCTTTTTCTTTGGTTTTACATAAACAACCTTCTTTAATTTGTTCAGGAGGACATTCACATTGTTTAGTTTCTTCGTTATATGTCATACCTTCAGGACATTTACAATTACCAGAATCATCTTTTTCCATACAAGGATCAGGACAAGGTTCTTTAAGAGTATAACACACATTTGCGGTTACCGCAACTATTTGTCCAGGATTAAGTTTTCCTGTAGCGATTAACGTCCTCCAATACTCATCAACATTATCTTTAGTATATAAACTACCCCCCTCAATATATTTAGGTTCGGTGGTTGGATCTAATTTTATACCATAAGTTTTTCCATGTTTTTCTAAAGTTTCTTTAATTACGGCAAATAAATTCTCTGCCCTTTTTCTAGCCAATTTTTGATTGGTGGCTTGATCACCTTTATATTGGGATTTAGGTAATTTTTTACCACTAAAAGGTTTAAATTCAAATTGTGTACAAACACCACCATATTTCCTATCTGGAGGTATTTCCCATTTTTTACAATAGTCATTATCAAATTGGGGTTCTACAGGTCCACCATAAAAATTACTAGCAAAACCTTGTAACGTAATATCTCTTATATACATTGTACCACTATCCAATGCTTCTTGGTATTCAGGATTGGCACTAACAACTTTTCTAAGTTCTATTATAAAATTTTCTACTGCTTTTGATCCTGTAGGGACATCTACCACAAATCTTCCCGTAGCTTTCACAAAAAAACAATCATTTTTATCTGCAGTTTTTTGACCACCTTCTGATGATGATTTAGTATCTTGATTTTGTTCAGGTTTATCTGCTGCAGGTTTATCTGTTGCAGGTTTATCACTACTCTTATTTATATTGGGTTGTGATGAGGTACTCACTTCCATAATGTATGAACCCTTATCATACACCATCAAATTTTTCATCCTTTGTAATTCCTCAAATAAATTCCTCATAAATTAATTATAATTTTTTTTGGCAGTTAAAAAAATAAATATTATATTTGTTATATAAATACTTAACAACTATGAAAAAAATACTTTTATCACTATTAATTTTAAATAGTATCTCTTGTTTTTCTCAAGAAAATTTTACCAAAATTGAATTTGATAATGCCACTCATTATGGTGAAAAATGGAATACAGACATAAAATTATTTCTTTACGGTAATTATACTCAAGAAAACTATGAAACTGTGGTAAGTACCGTAAAAGAATTTAATTCTCTTATGGAATCAATAAAAATAACAATTGTTGATGATATCAATAAATCTAACTCTGTAATATATTTTACTTCAGATGATGAATTCATAAAATTATTTGATTGGAGTTCAAAAGATGTAAAAAATTCTACTGGAATAACATACATATATCACGCTGGTAAAAAAATAGTCAAATGTAGAACTCATATAGATATTATAGAGTGTGGTAAACATAAATGTACTCCGATAACCATAAGACACGAAATGTTCCATATTTTAGGTTTTTGCCATCAAGAAAATGAGAAAAATACTATTTTAAAAAGTAAAAGCGTTGATATGACAGAAAGGGATAAAGAAATGATTTCCTTATTATATAAAAAATAAAAGTCGGAGAAATCCGACTTTTATTTACTTTATAAAAGTATTACCTTTTAAATGTTTAGGTTCGTAAGGACAATGTTTACAACCACTACCACAACAACTACCTCTTCTTTTATGATACTCTTCAGTCATCACTATCCTACCTTGATTATCATAATAAAATTCATTTGGTTGTAGTTTAGGTTCAAATTCTCTTACATATAGTTGTTGGATCCAATCTTTTGACGCACCTACATTCATTATTAATTGTTTTTTCTTTGATTATAGAACGCTAACAATACTTGATATGTTAACGTTACATCATTACCCCATTTAACATCCATAACTTAAACAATTTCACAAGCTCCTCCTGCACAAGCAACCTCACCAGAAAGATTAGTATTATCTTGTAATTCAATTACCTTAGATAAATCTACAGATGATAAAGATTTCATCATATTTTCATAAGTTTCTTTATCACAATCTTCAAAAGGTGCTTGTTGGTAAGTTCCTCCGTTATACGGTAAAACAGATAAACCATTATAGAATTTTCTATTAGTCCACATCCATTCACCAGCCAATTCCCAATCTTCTTCTTTTAAAGAAATTGTTGCAGATACATTATGAGTATTTTGCCCACCTCTATGTCCTGGCTTAATCCATTCTTGTGAAACTTTTTTAACTCTTTCTAATAAATCAAAAGGAGATTCATACCTCAAAATAGATCCCTCTGGTGATTTTTGCGGTATCGATATAACTGCAGTATCATGAGGTCTAAAAATTTCGTCTTCTATCAATTCAGGATGATTAATAGAAAGGTATGTGTAAATAGCTTCATTTTTACCCACTCTTATTCTTCTAACATAATAATCATTATGCCAAGCATGTATACCTGATGAAGTACCCAAAACTAATGATGATGTCCCTGATGGTTTAACTGTAGTAGTTCTAGCTGCAGAATTAATCCCTATTAATTTTGCAACTCTTTCGTTTTCTTCTTTAACCGCTTCAGACGCAGCTTTCATATCATAACCTAAAACTACACCAGATCCAATACCTGTCATACCTACACCAATAAGTGCATCCTTTTCAGTAGTTCTTTTCCATACATCTCTTAAATAATGGAAATCAGTATAACCAGCCTGTAATGTTCCAATAAACGCCGCCCCTTTAACTCTTTTTTCAAAATCTTCTTGTGATTCAATACCTGAAGCGTTTACCTCACATAAATTACAGAACTGATATGGTCTTAAACCTATCTCACAACAAGGATTAGTTCCCCAATCTTTATCATTTGAAAAATAAATTCCTGGTTCACCTGCCCCACTTAATTCAATTCTTTTCCATAGATCCAAAAAGAATTCTTTTGTAACTTTATGTCTTAATAAAACTGCCGAATTATTTGCTCTACCTCTTTGTGGATTCAATTCCCACCAATTTCCAGACTTACAAGAAATCATTTCATTATCATCCGCTGAGAATAAACTAATTAATGCAGCTCTACGGATACCCCCTGCCAATACTGCGTCCGCAATATGACATATAATATCGTGAGTTTCAATAGGTGTTAATTTTTCACCATCATTTTTAGAATCTAATACTTTTTTAATATTATGTATACAATCTTTTAAAGGTTGAGGTCCAGGTGCCTTACCACCTGAAGTAACTAATAACGCCCCTTTTTGTCTAATATCAGAATAGTCAAATATAGGTGTAGATGATTTTACACCAAAATAAGATTCAACTAATAATTTAATTGCATCTGCCCAACCTTCAATCGAATCACTAATAAGGTATCTTCTTTTTCTATCAGGATTAGGTTTTCTAATCTCAGGTAATTTTTCTACGTGATGTTTTTGAACTGAATACCCTACACCAGTACCACCTAACAATAAAAACATTGTTTCAGAAAATGCGTCAACGTGATCAATAGGTAAATATGCGCAATTATATACCCTATTAGGTGATATCTCTATTGGTTTACCTCCAAATTGTAAACTTCTCATTGATGGTAATATTTTTTTATCATACACTAATTTATATACCTCTTCAATTTCATCTTTAATATTAGGGTATTTTTTTTGATGCATTTCTTTGTTTCTAGTGACTAATTCTTCCCAACTCTCCCTTCTGTTTTTTTCTGGTAAGAATTTTGCATATTTCATATAAACTGTAATGTCAGACAAAATTCTGTTTGATAATTCCATTTTTTAATAGTTTTTTAATTTTTTTTATTATTAATTTTTGGTGTGTAAATTCCTATATGACTTAATTTGTAACTCATCATTTTTTTATTTTTTTTACTTTAATTAAGTGATTCTCTTTTTTTGTTTAAAGTTTCTTGTATAAAATTAGAATCTTTTTTCTTAGACAATTTATCATGTTCTAATAACGTTATATCTCTACTATCACTAGTATCAATAACTAATGTACCATTATCAAATAAAATGTCTTCAAATACAACACCGTCTTTACCAAATCTAGATTTAAGTATAGCTAAAGTAGCTCTTCCTTGTTCTTTTTGATCCAATGTTTTAGCTGCCGATAAAATAAAATGCCCAATCTGTCCTTTTTTAATAGAACCACCCATCATATTTGCCTCTACTAATTCCGCACCAATAGCACTTCTGTTACCTTGTACTGCAGTCCATCCTGCCACCCCTAATTCAGATACCATAGTTTCAAATTGTCTCATTACATTACCTTCACCACTAAATTCATCTTTAAATTGTTTATTTGGCTGAACACAGTCAATGTAATCTAAGAAAATAACATCAGGTTTAATACCATTAGAAATTAATTTTTTAAGATATTGTCTAATATGTGGTATTGTTGTCCCATCACTAGGCATTCTTTTTAAAATTAAATTTCCAGGTAATTCTTGAAAATTAGATAACTTTTGTTCTACTTCATCACTTCTGTCTTCTAATTCACTCAAAGGTACTTCAGTAAAACATGTGTAATGTTTTCTTTGAATAACTTCTGTAGTATCCTCAAAGAATATTTGTACAACATTTTTACCCATCTTAAATGCAGTATTTGCCATTCTAGTCATCAATGTAGTTTTACCTACACCAAACGCCGCCAAAATAACTCCTATCTCACCTTTTGATAAACCTCCACCCATTAAATTATCTATACCAATTAATCCTGTTGGGATAGGGTTTCTAAAATCCGCAGATAAAACGTTTTTAATTCCGTGAAAAACATCCACACCATTGTCTTTTTCTGTACCCACAGTTATAGCTTGTTTAACTATTTCTTCACACTCATCATATCTATCAAAATCTCCAGTATCTAAAATTTTCTGAATTTTTAAAGTAGCCTTCTTAAGCTCTTGTTGTTTGCAAAACTTAATGGCAACGTCTTGTGTGTGTAAACAATCCTTATTATCTGAATCTTTAACTTCTTTAATTAACTCATTTGCTGACTCTCTGGTAATTTCTCTTCTTACTTCTGTTTTAACAAGGTTAAAGATGGTATCATAAGACGGTATGGTTTCATATTTTTCATAGTAGTTTTTAACACTAGCAACAACTAATCTCATATATTCATTATCAAAATAATTTGGGTCAATTATTGAAATAATACTTTCTGAAAATTTTTGATCCTCTATTAATTGTTTTACTAGTTTTATTTGGAAACTATATCCTAAATAACCTAAATTAGAACTTTCATTTTTCGCCATAACGTTTTTAGATTTGGTTATTAATAAATATCTTAGTTAAGTCATAATCACCATAATTTTTTGTATAATTTTTTTGACTTAATCCTATTTGTATGATTTCAATGATTTTAGGTATAATTTTTCTTATATCTACATCATATCTTACTTTTGGTGGAAAATCATTTCCTGTGAAAATCTTTTTAATTATTACTCTATTATTGATTTTTATTTGGAAAGTAAAAAAATCTTCATTTTCGTAAATGTCTCTCACTCCATATTCTTCATTGTTATTATTTTCTGCAAAATAACTATAATATTTATACAAATACTCATAAGTATTGTTTTTAAAATGTAATTTAATTACATTTACTACATCATCTATTACATCTTTTAAATCTAAAGAACTTAAACTTTCTCTATTAAAATTTTTTATTGGGAAATTCCTTCCAACAATAGGATTACCGTTAATCATAAATAAGAATTCATATGGGTAACTTTGATAACTATTTTTCATATTTGTATTCATTTTAAACTGTTATAATATTTTTTTTCTTTTTTTATTAATGAAAGAAATGGTTGTAGAAAATTTAAATACCCATCTTGTCCTCCAGGTATTGCCATCATTAAACCATCTTCCATCATCATTTTAATTACATTTTTAATTTCTCTACCTTCAGGATCAATTGTTGTTGACATTAAATAATCTAAATCTGATTTTGTGTTTTCTGTTATGATAGGGTTACTTAAATCAATTATCTTTTGATTTATTTCAAATATATTTTCTTTTTGTTTACCCTTAGTCACTTTATTTATGATATTATCTAACGATTTTAAATTACTTTTTCTATCTTTTTGTATATCTTTAATTTTACTAAAAATATATTCCAATGTCAAAGTTTTTTCTTTAATTTCGGGAAAAAATTTCAATAAAGTTTTTTCACTTACACCTGTGATACCTTTTATATTATCACTAACATCACCAGATATGATTTTAATTAGTTTTAAATTAGTATAGTGATGATTAAAATGTTCTAAATAATTATCTTTAGTAACTATCCTTTTTAAATTAATTACGTAAATACCAACTCTTTCTCCAATTAGTTGACACATATCTCTATCATTAGTCATTATAACAACTTTTTCATCATCTGAAATGTTTTTTATATAATAACCGATTAAATCATCTGCCTCAACAATATCATCACTATATTGTCTAATAAACAATTCCTCACAGTAAAATTTAACTCTTTCTTTTTGTAGGTATAATTCTATTTCTGATGGTGGTTGATCATTATAAAAATCTTTATCTCTATTTGATTTATAATCTTCATAAATGTCATACCTTAACCTACCGCTAAATTGTCCATCCCAAAACACATATACTTTATCAAACTTATATTCATTTATAAGTTTTCTAATCATAGTAAGGAATTGAAAAATACCGCCTATGTGAGTATCTTTATAATAAAGATCTTTTGCTCCATGATAGGCGGTTTTTATTAACGAATCTCCGTCTACAATAAGTGTTTTTTGAAATGTTTTTGTTTTTCTATTTGGGATTTTCACAAACCATCATTTAATGGTTAAACAGTCAATCATCAGAATAATCAACAGGAGATTCTATAAAGTTCTCCTCAACAACATCAAATGAATCCTCATCACCAACAGTATCAAACACTTCTGCCCAATAATCTTTGTTTTCTGATTTGTAATCATCAATTGATTTTTTATCATCCTCTATAAATCCGTGTGTAGTTGCTAATATTTTATTATCGGCATAACCTAAACCATTCATATGATTTTTATGGATACCTACTTTTGTTCTAATCGCAAAATTAACTTTTCTACCTTTATTAGTGGCAGAAAGTTTAGAAACTCCAGAACTTTTTTGGTTGCCAAATAAGAATACTAATGCACAAGAAAGATAAATAGAATTACCTCCTTTTGGTTGAATAGTAGGTTGTCCGAATGGATTATCAGGTAATGCCACCCAAGGCTGATTTACAAAAATCATAGTATTAGTATAAGGAAAACTTTCTTTTCTCGAAGAAGTAATTCTTTGAGCTAAACCCATACCCCATTTTTCTGAAATAACTCTTGCAGTATGTTGATTACCTCCTTTACCTTCAAAACTCATTTGACAAGGGATTGTACCTATTGAGTCCCATAAAAATACTATATCATAAGGAATTTCTCCACTTTTTTGGGCATCCAATACTTCAGTTACATAATGAAAAGCTTGTTCAATATAATCAAACCCTAACTTATATAAAAGAAAACCGTCCCAATATGCACTAACTTCTCCAGTTTTTTCATCTACCTCTTCAATATATTCAGCATCTAAACCCATTTGTTTAGCATGTTCAAAACTAAATTTTTGTTCAGTAATTATAAAAACAGGTAAAACATTTTTTTTCTGCGCATCTACCGCAGTTTTAATAAGTGCAGTTGTTTTACCAGTGTCCGAATGACCTAAAAGCATGTTTATCTGACCCATAGCAGGACCTGGTAATCCTGTAGACTTTTGGAAAGCTTCCCCTAGATCAAAGTATTTTTGTTCTTTATATTTATCACTAGAGGAAAACTTTTTTCTAATAGATGAAAAATCAGAAGCTTTTTTCTTTAATGGTGTTTTAGACATGTTTTATTATTAAAACGGTAATTCATCATCGTCATCTTCTAAACTAGTAGAATAAAAATCGTCATCTTCATCTTCGTCATCTGAATCATCAGTATATTTTAAATCTTTTGTTTTAAAAGTTTCTGATTTCATCATATTGATTTCTTCAGTTAAAGACGCAGTTTCTTTTTCTTCTTTGTCTTCTTCAGCTACAAATTTCTTTTGTTCAGAATCCCAAATTGGGGTTTTATTTGTGGCAACAATATCTAGATACTCTTGTGGTTTTTTAGAATAAACATCTCTATGTGTTTCTTCATTATTAAACCAATCATTTGCCTTTTCTTTGTCTTTTGTAAGAATAGATGTATCATCTGCCATAATAGAGTTAACTACACTATAACCTTTGTCGTTTTTACCTGTAGTTATGATAATATCTCTACCTTCTCTAGGGTCACTGATATCACCTTTTAATTTAAATAAAGGAATGATTTTATCCATAATACCGTCACCAGTATATTTATGTTTAAATCTCCAAAATTTAACACCATCTTCTTCATTGTCTCTGTCAATACCTTTAACAACGTAGAATTTTCTAGCAATAAATTCTTTTGCTAATTTTTTAGCCCTTTCAGAACCATCCTCATAAAGAGCGTCTTTTGCCTCACATAATGGGCAATGTTCACCATCGTTTAAATGGTTACAGTAAATTTTTTCCCATTTACCGTTAACTTGTTTTTCGTGATAATATACCTCAGTGAATGGACTACTTCCATCTTTGTTAGGTAAAATCCTAAACCTTTTAGTTTGGGATTTTACTCCTTTGGGTAATTTTTCACTAAAATACTTTTTAAGTCTGTCTTCATTAGACAACTTAGTAGTAGTTTTTTTATCTTCAGTATTTTTTTCATACTGTGATAAAATTGCATCTAAAGTTTTACTCATTTTTTATTTTTTAAAATTAATAATATACAATGATACTAACAAAATATTAAAAAGTCAATATGTATATAACAAAAAACCCCACTTTGTTAGTGAGGTTCTTTTTTTATATCATTTGTTTTAATCTTTTTTTTCTGAATAATTAAACGATGCCTTTATTTGATTCCTATCAAAATTATCGACATCACTTTGTCTTAAAACATATTCATTTTCTTCTTCACCTTCTACATCGTAACCATCTTTATCTTTCCAAAAATCAGTTAATTTTACACTATATGGAAAAGAGTCCATAGATCTAAGTTCTAATCTTTCAACAGGTGTAGGATTTCTCTTTTCTATTTCCTTTTCTAACGAATCTATCTTATCAATAACTTTATCCATACCACTAACTTGTTGTTCTAACTCTGATAATTTGGCAAGTAAATCCTCCATTTTATTACTTACATTATCTACAGATTTTTTTGTTTCTTCAGTATTATCTACAATATCTGTTACATCAACTTCAATAGTATCATCACCTTCATCCGCAAATTCATCTTCTATTTCAACTTCCTCAGCACCTGTTGTAGTTTCAGTGTCACCAGTAGTTGGTGCTTGTCCACCTTCGTCATCTGTAGTAGTTTCAGTGTCACCAGTAGTTGGTGCTTGTCCGCCTTCGTCATCTGCGACATCCATAAAAGGATCGTCACCTGCAGGATCTTGTTCAGTTAAAAAAGAATCATCTAATAATAAATCTCCATTTAAATCTTTTTCTTTTTCTTCTGGCACATAAAAAGTATATTCTAAAAGTTGTTTATACCTTTTTAAATCTTCAGAAATAAGTCTATTTTTATTCATATTTTTTATATTAAAAGTTGTCTACCATCGTTTGTTTTGTAAACTTTATTTACTCTCTCAACAATTTCTTTTCCATCATTTATCAAACATTCATCTCCAACACACTCTTCAGTTTGGTTTGGTTTGTTAGATAAAAAATTATCTAATTTAGATTCTAAATTTTCGCTATTTTTTTTATTTTTATTATCTTCCATAAATTTGTTTTTTATTAATAAATATCTACTATTTAAGAAAAATCTCTAACTATATCTATTATTTTTAACTCTTCATTTTTAATGATTATAATTTTATTCTGGTATTCATCCCAATTTATTTTATAATCTAAATGATTAATGTTACCGTTTTCTAAGTAATTAATTTTTTCAATTAATTTATTTAAGGCATTAATAGTATAAAAACATTCACCTTTTTTATGGACAATTACAGTTGGTGGGATTATTGATGTGATATCCACTCTACCTTCATTTTGTAATATAACTCTATATGTTATAAGTTTTTTATTTTTTTCTTCATAAGAATAAATAAAAACATTTTCTTCGTTTATTTTAAATCTTTTTTTTAAATATTTTTTAAAAGAATCTATTTTATCTGTATAAATAAAAGATGCTAACGTAATAATTTTATTAGTAGTTTCCATTTTTAATAATATAAGGGATTAATCTATTTTTATTTTTTATTTTATAAATAAAATCCCCATAATTATTAAATATCTCAGAATCTATCAAAACATTATTTTTTAAATTTTTTATTTTTTTAATAACTTTTTCCTTCTTATTTTCAAAATAACTAATAACATTTAAATCTATCCCAAATATTATATTATCCCCATAAACATAAACCATATTATTATCTGAAATGTATATATATGGATTAACTAGTGAAAATATTTTTTTAATTATTTTTTTATTTATCGATTTTTTACCATAAAGTAAATCTAAATATACATATGGTATGTTATTACCAAAAGTATTGTAACAAAATTCTTTGAAACCCTCTAAATCTACTTCAAAATCAACTTTCCTTTCCTTTGGTGAAAATGTCCAAAAAGTTTTTATATTTATTGTTTTATGAAGAATAGAAACTTTATTTTCATAAATTTTTTTTGTTAATTCCCAACCAATTATTATTGTAGGTAAATCATTGTCAATGATTTCATCTGAGTTAAACTTTTTAAATCCGTCTATACGAATTTCTGAATCTGATATTATATTTCCAAAATACATATTGCAAATATAATAATTTTTTTTTAAAATGTTAAGGTCAAGGATTAAAATAATTAATTAATGGGTTACCATTCTTATCTGTAAATATTGTTAACACTTTTTCAAAAGTAGAAAAGACTACCTCAATACCTTTACCATTATATTGGTGTGTAATGTCTATACATTTTTTATAAATAGTGGCAGAACCACTATTTAATGATGAATAATCGTAAGCACTTTTAGAATTTTCTTTTAGATATTTCCATATTTTTAAAGAAGTAAAAAACGCCTGTTCAGGTGTTTTAGAAAATTGTTTTGGGTCTATTTGTCCTAAATCTGAATAGATATCTGTGTATTGTTTTCTACCTACCATATAAAGGTATCCTCTAGGTCTAAATCTATAAGCATCACCCTCAAAAATATTATAATATTTAGTAGTAGCACTTAAATTAGCCTCTTGATCATTTAATTTTTTTAATTCTTTTTCTAATTTTTCTTTTTCGGTTTTTTCAGTTGCATTATTAACATCTAAATTAGGTAATTTATCATTTATTTCTTTTTTTCTGTTTTCAATCCGATCATTTATTAAAAATTCCTTCAAATCGTCATTACCTGGTAATAAATAAGAAATGTCATCTATAGTACCCGCAGTGAATATTGGTTGCACTTTTAAATATTTTTCATTAGATGTTGTAATGCCATAGTATTTAATTTTACCATTATTTATATCATTTTCAGGAAATCTTCTTATATAAGTTTCTTTATTTTCCGCATCCCATTTCATTTCAGTGCTTAATAAATTTTCGGAATTAGAAAAAATTGCTGATAATGCCATAGTCACTTGAGAATTTGTTACTATTTTTTCTGACTCTAAATTAATTCTGAAATAATCTATTAAGTTCCTTAAATTTTCATCAGTAAAACTTGTCACACCAATATTTTTAAATTTATCAATACCTGATTGACCATTAAAATTAATGTCGAAATCAAATTTATCGTTAGGGTTTAAAACACCAATACTAAATAATTCATTTTTATTATTTAAATTGGTAAACTCTATTTTTGGTGTTTCACTACTTTCATTTAAATCAATATCTAAATCCGCAGTTATTTCTTTTGTTGGGGAAGTTTTAAATCTGGATTGTCTAACACCATCAAAGCTAGTTGACATTTCATTTGGAGAAATGCTATGTGACACACTTGTTATTAAATACGCACCATTAAAAAATGGTACATTTTGTAAGTCAAAATACATTAAAGGTTGTATATTCATACAACCCATAGCATCAACCTTACAAGTATAAGATCTAGCTTTAAATAATCTTAATAAATCTGTACCCACATATGTTTTTTGAGTACCCCCTCTCTTATCAATAATATCAGATAATGCTGAAAAATATTCGCCAGTTTCTCTATGTTCTTGCTGACTCAAAGATAAATTTTTAAATACTGTTTGATTCTGGGCACCAAAAGATACTCTAAATGCCACTAATGATGTCTCATCTATACCAATGTTACCATTATTATCAATAAGGGCTTTATTGGTATCGGTTAAATCTGCTGGTATTTCACCAGTAGTTAAACTAAAACCATCGTCTTTAAAATAATAATTACTTCTTTCTCCTATATCTAATCTTTCTGATGCACCACCAATATATATACAACAGAATATTGGTCCTGTAGATTCATTATTTTGTAACACTGTTTGTGGTTGAAATATCTTACCTACCTCTTCTGCATTTTTGAAATTTATGTATGTAGGTAAAATTTGAAATAAAAAATTACTATCTCTTAATAATTTAGATATGAAAAAATAAACACTGGTGTTTAAATTACTACCCAAAGTAAGAAAACTTTTTAAATTAAAGGTGGCTTCATCACCAATAAATCTCCAACCTCTATCTATAAATTTAAAATAATCAAATAAATTTTTATTATTAGGATCACCACAAATATTAAATGATTTTTCTTCACTACCAACCCATTTATTATTTATATTTTTAAAATAGTTATATAACTGTAACTTAATAGGTGTAAGATTTTTTTTATCATTTTTAAATTCATTAGTCCCTTCTTCACCATTTTTATTGTCTTTACCAACTTCATTAAATTTTTGTTTAAAATTAGTTATATAACTCAATAAAGAATTTTTATCTACCACTAAACCTTTGTAATTTGTTTTATTAAACTGAATTTTAACTTTATCAAATATATCTGGATTCAAAAGAATTAAATCAGTTGTCTCTTTTATTTTAGAATGGACGTATGATTTTGCTAAATCTTTATCTTGTTTAGTTAATGTCGATTGAGTAATTAAATCGGGTACATATTTTTTTATATTTTTTTCAAAAGTACCCGTTAATGATGAATTAAAGTTTTCTGAATCTACCCAATTTTTAAATGTATTTATTAACTTATTTTTTACTGATTTTGGTAAATATAATAATTCATCTTCTAAATATTCAGACGCTATTTTATCTATTTTATTTGTTGATGATGCCGCCCTATATCCAATTCTATTTAAATAACAATTTGGTGGGGTAATAAATAATGAATAATCTTTATTATTTAAATTTGTTTTTTTAATTGGATCAGAAGTCACTAAAGATTCTTCATACCGCCATAGAAGTGCCCCAATATAATAAACATATAATTTTGGGAGGTTAATTATTCTAGCGCCATTAAAAACTAAATTATCAAAAACTGAATTTAAAAATCCTTCTTTAAAATTTCTAAATGGAAATGTTGATAATAATAATAGTGCCCTAGAATAATTAGAAGTTTGTCCTTCATATAAATCATTATCAGTCATTATATCACCATAATCTGTTTTTCCTGTATATGTTTTATTAAAATAAGTTGAGTTTATATAAAGACTATCATTAGTTGAACCAGTAGGATTTACATCCTCTAACCTACATTTAGATAAATCACCTAAAATTAAATTATTACTATTTTTTAAAATTCTATTCCCTACTTCTTTATACCAAATATTATATGAATTATACGTGGTTAAATTATTTGCACCTGAGTAGAAGTTTTTATAGAATAACTCTGGACCTTTTACTTCTTTATTAATAATGTTACCAGCATTAGGATCGGTTAATTTTCTATAAATTTCATCATCTTTAATTTCTTGAAATAATTTTTTATTATTATTAACAATACCTTTTTCATCAAATAAAATATATTCTATATCATCAGAAAAAATTCCACTAATTTTAAAATCCCCTATCTTTTGATACCCATTTACCTCACTTATTTCATACCCTATATTATTTTCAATAATAAAATCATTATAAAATTTACATTTTTTTATATTAAAAGATTCTGCTGCAACAACAGGTGTATTAGGATTATTTAATTGATTTTCAATTTCTATTAATAAATTAGAAATTATTTTTCTAGCTTTTTCTGAAAATATTGTTTTATTTGCAGAAATGGATTCTAACCTAGCGTATTCATCTATATTTCTTAATCCTGTCGATGGAGAGAACTTTGTGTAATTATTTAATAATGATACTCTAGTAAAAAACTTTTCTAATAATTCATTACCTATACTTTGTACATCATTCAGTGAATTTAATTTTATCCAAGGATTTACTTTATAATCTATTGGATTAATAGGAAACCAATTATCTGTATCTAAACCATTTTTTAAAACACTAGCTTTTGTGACATCTTCTAAAGTTTTTGTTTTACCAACAATATTTTCAAAAACTCTCTCAACAAAATCCAATTCAGGAAAATCTGAAGTATTAATACCCAAAACATCTCCCATATAAATTTCTTCTAAATCACCTTTATCTCCTTTTTGATATATTGAAGGCCAAGCAACACCGTCTATACCTGTTGGGACATCTGTTTCATATGTTTTTAAAATGGACTTTCTATTTTCGGCTTTAGTTTTATCTTCTGCCGCAACACTTATATCATATATTGTTTCTACCATTGCCTGAGTATTATTCGCAATAATCTCAAAACATTTACCAATGGTAGGATTAAAATTAAATTCTTTTCTAAAATTTTCTAATAATTTTTCGTTAATTTCTTCCTGTACAATTTCTTTTTGTATTTTCACTATTTCTTCCAAATCAATTATACTATCTTCTAATAACGCTCTTTGTTTCCTAAAATCTGCAACTAAAACATTTGATGTAGGTAACAAATTAGTTTTTGGTGAATAATAAATTTTATCTGAAATATTTTTTTTTAATCTATCTGTATTTAAATTATTATTTATGTCAGGGCCTTTATCATAATTTTTAAGTAAATTAATTTCTGAACCAGTTGTATAAAAACTTTCTAAAATAAAATCTAATCTTTTTGGATCTGGTTTTAAATTAACTCCTTTAGTTGGTGATACTATATAGTTCTCCCAATTTTCTTCATTAGTTATATCAAAAAATGAATCAATTAAATCCCTATCTTTAGTAGATTCAACTGTCTCATTTGTTTTGATTTTTTGTGTTTTTAAAATATCTTTTAATTTTGCACTTTCTAAGGTGTTGTTAGGTTGATATTTTATTCTTTGATCAGATTTTAAATATTCTTTATATTTTAAAATAATAGAATTTAAAGTAGAAATATAAGATTTAAAAGATGCCCTATTTATAGAATTAAAAACAACATAATCCCTTATAGATAAATAATTTTTATTTTTTATTAATTCATCGTCTTTTATTGGTGATGTATCAATAATATCAATTCTATTTTCTAATTCTAAATAAGATTTAGATTGTACTGTTTTTTCATCACTACCATTAGAATCACTTTTAGGTTCTTTTTGAATTGCATTACCTATAAAAGATTTAAGTGTTTTTAAAAGACTTAATTTACCATTTAAATCTTTTAGGAATTGAAAACTGTTTATTTCAGTTTTAATTATTTCTGATTGTACTTGTAACTTACTAATTTGTGTAAAAAAATCATCTATTTTTCTTATATTTAATTCACCACTATTTCTTAAATCTTCTAAAGTTTTTCCACCTAAATCAGAACTACCTATTTCAGATTTACTTTCATCAAATATACGATTTAAATTATTATAACCTTCAGTAGTATTAATTGTACCTATAATATTCCCTAAAACCATATCATTTAAAAAAGCCTGCTGAAAACCTAAGAAGTTGGCGGTAATGTCAAAATTACCTGTACTCCCATCAAAATTAGATGTCCAATTAATCATATGTAAACAAAAATCTACTTTTTGTCCAAAATAACCTTTTACCGATAAATTAAATACAGGGTAAGGCATTTTAAAAAATATACTATATGGTGATAATCTGTCTTCATCTTTAATTACGTCAAATAATGCACCACCCCTCACATCTGTAAATGTGATATCCACAGTAGGTACTAAACTAGAATTGTATTTAATATCTATAGATTTTATACCAAAACCTTCTAACACACCAGCACTTTTAGTGTCTGAAGCATTAAAACCACCTATGTTAGTCCAATCTGTAGTTGCATATGTTTTTTGTAAAGGAGGATCAAGCTTACCTGTTTTATAATCATATTTTATTTTAGTTGAGATGAAGTGTACCTCATCCTCAATACCATTATTAAAATTAATGGCATTACCTTCCAATGTTTGTCCACCATACGTAACTCTACTTCTAGGATAGGCAGAAAATTTAACATAAATGAATAAATCTTCTGGTGGAACTATCTCCATACCTGGCGGGTTTGGATCTACAATAAACGCTTTTCCAACTTTTTCAACTTTAGCCATTAAATTTTACTTTTTGATATAATAATTAATATATTTTTGAGTTTCATCTATATACTGTTGTATACTGTCTCTAAATGGAAAAGGTATTCTTATAATTTCACCATCAGGTATATTTTCTTCCACACCACCGTATTGTGGATTTGCCAACATTATTAACCATCCATGATAAGGATTATTGTAATATTTTTGACTTAATTTATCTAATCTAGAAAATTGTGATTCATAAACCACACTTTTATCAGATCCTTTAGGTGGAATACCTATATAAGGTAAAGGTAAATATTTACCATCAAATTTAAAACTCTGATATCTATCAAAATATTCTTTTCCCATTTTTATTAATTTAACCCATCTTTAGTGATAGTAAATGATTTATTTGTTGTTGTTGTTTTTTTATTTTTAGATAAGTAAGCAGTTACAGTAACTTTATCCGAAACACTTGATTTATATTTTTCTAAATCTTTCTCTTTTTGTTTTAAATCATTTTCTGCTTTTCTAATTTCTGAATTAGATACCGATGAAGGATATAATTGTTTTTCAGCTATTAAAGTATCTAAAAAATTCTTAGAGTCCGTAACCGCAGTTTCTAAGTCTTCTAATGTTTTAAAATCCATTATTTTACCTTCGAATTTAGGGAATATTGCGACATCAAAAACATCTGTTTCGATAAAAGATTCTGAATTATCTCCAGTTATTTCTTCTTTAGAATTTCCTACTTCTACAATTAATACTATTTTATTATTTTCTTCTGTTTTTCCATCTATTTCTTGTTCCGCCGCAGGTTTACCATTTTTTGTTTTAACAATAATAGATTGACCATCTTTTTTAGAAATTTCTAAAACTCCAGTATTTTCAGTATTTTTTTCACTGTTTTCATTTTTTTCGTTTTCTTTTTCTTGATCAATAATACCTTCTTTCTTTAAACTATTTATATACTTATTTAAATTTTCTTCCCCTACTAATTTTTTTTTAAATTCACCTAATTTTATACCGTCTACAACTTTTCCTGTTGAATCGTCTATACTGTCTGATCTAACATCATACATTTCAGTATTTGCATAATAATTAAATGAAACTGCGTTTTGTAACCTATTAAGTGGACCAACTAATGAATGACCACCAATATAATCGATAGATAAAGATACTGTTGCAATCATTGGTTGAACCCCTATACCTTCGGGATTAATATCCCATTGAGGCCCGTCATAAGTTATTGATAAACTATTAATGGCAATTTTTGTATGAAAAAAATCTCCTATACGTAATATACAAATAGGTGGTCTACCAAAAGATAGATTTTGTGGTTGAACCCCAACTTCTGTACCGTCCTTCAAAGTTTTTTTGTCATATATACTAGGACCCTGCCTCATACATTGATTTAAGAATGTTAATCTACTATTAAAACCTTCTGGTGTAATACTATGGAATCCTGGATGAAAATATTTTATTTTTTGTGAAATATATCTAAAATAATTAGGATAATTTTCATCTATAAAATCAAAATATACATTTTCATCTATAATCAAATTATCGATTAATCTTATATCTTCAGGATTAAAAGAACTTTCACCATCTTTCTCTTCTTCCTTAACCCCCAAATCTTTAGAGTTTTCTGTATCATTTTCCATAACAACCGCAACTCTATAATCATTTTCAGTGTCATTAGATGTTGCGATATTTCCTTTTACTTCCCAACTAATATTTAAAATTAATTTTGGATCTATTCCAGAAGATTGTAACTTACTTTCAATTTCAGATTTGACTTTATCTGCAAAACTTTTACTTAAATCTTTTCCATCTGTAATTGTTTCACCTAACAAGTTTTCAGTTGATCCATTACCGACCCAACCATTCAATGTTATTTTTACTTTTGGGTTTGTATTATTACTTTGTTTTTCTAAAAAAGTTTTAATCTGACTTACTATTGTATTTATATCAGGTTCAGATGGAGTTCGTTTAGCTTTACAATTTTCAGTCGCATCATTACATTCAACATCCTGTATTAATTTAACATCACCTTTATCAGTATCTTTTTCAACATCTACTCTTTTTTGAGGTTCTTTTTCTTTTATTTTCTTTTTAATTTCTTCTAAATCAGATTGAGGTACTGCACATTCTAACGCCCTTAAAAATTCTTCAGGTGTGGCACACCCAGCAAAAAATCTTTCAGTAAGATTTGTAGAATTTCCTCTATAACAATTAATAACTCTAGGATGATCCACAATTATTTTAAAACCTAATGAACCTGACCTACTAGAATTATTATAAGTAAATACAGGTTCACTTCTACCTATAAATTCATTTTTAGTCCAATTTGCAGAAGTACTATCATCAAAAGTTAACTCATATGGTGGAAACCACATTATTCTACCTTTTGTACCACTTAAAATATCTCCAGGACCAATTTCACTTAAAGGTAAATCTGCCAAATTATCTGCCCAAGCTAAATTTTCGATAGATAACATAAACTTTTTACGTGTTGTTGAAGAATCTAATATTGTGGGATGATACTTGGGAATACCATTTTCCATTAAAACGCTTTGAGATGCCCTATCTTTACTTACAGAAAAACCTTGTAAATCTACACTTGGTGAACTAAATAAACCAGTATTTCTTATTGCGTTTGCATAACTATATCTATCATTAACAGTCCAAACTCTACAAAAATTACCATTACCATCTATATCTATTAAATCTATAGTTTTAATTGCGTTACCCCTACTTATAATTCTACCTTGTTGTTTATCTTTAAAATATTTTTTAGTTTGATTAATAAAAACATCGTTCTGATTATTATTAACTAATTGTTGTGTTTTATATAAAAGTGTTTTTTCGTTAAAATTTTGTTCACCACCAGTTGCCCAAAAGAATTTATTTGGTTCACCTGATGGTTCACCTATACCTTCTATAGTAGTTCTTTTTGCGTTTCCAGATGTATCAGTTAATCCATTAAAATCTTCACTTTTGAAAGTTTGAGTTATTAGTTTCCCCCTATTAGTATTTTTTTCTGTACCAATATAATATCTTGCATTTAATCCCGCATCTGACGTACCATCCAATCTTCTATCTTCATACAATGGTCGATAATCATTTCTATTCATTAAATTAAATGCGAATGATACTTGTGTAACACTAGTTCTACTTAATAATGTATTCATTCTTATTTCAGTAGACATAGTTGGTTCAACACCTTCTTTTAAATCTAAATCTGATTTTAATAATTCATCACCTGATTTAACACTACTATTATATTCATTCCACCCAATTGCATTATTAGGTAATGTATTGAAGAATTGATCATTACCCCTTAATCTATTAACATAGTTATCTACTATATTACCAACTGGTTCTGTAATGTATCCTGTTTTTTTATTAGAATTACCTGTTTCTTCTGAAACTTGTGCAATTTTATCTATTATAGTTTTTTCTAATTGTTGACCACCTAACAATCCTAATGAACTTTCTCTTTGAAAATTCAAAGATTTATATGTATCAATAACATTAAATGGAAACTTTACTCCTTTTTGATCACCTTTGTTTACTAAAAAAAATTGTTCTTGATTATACGATGAAGGATAATCATCTCTTACCTTTTCACCAAAACCTTCAGGTAGTGGATAACCTAAATTAGGTGGAATAGTTAATTCATAAACTTCATATTGTTCATCTTGTGGAATAAATCTGTTTAGATTAACATTTTGTGTTGTTCTATAAAATGTACCTAAAGGAAATAGTTTTTCATTTTCATTATAATGAACTGGTATATTCTCATTTGCAGTACCATTTACAGGTACATTAATAACTTTACCAATATCATTTAAAAATGAAGTTAATCCTGCCTGAGTTAAAGTTTGATTTACAGGTGGTGGTAAATTTCTACTTAATAAACTATTCCTAAATTCTTGTGTAGAAAAAATACCTTTATTGTAATCTAATATTCCTGCCATATATAATATTTTCTTATTATATAAATATTAGATCAATAAAATTCTGGATAATTAAATAATATTATTTATATTTGTTCTTGTTTTAATATAAAATATATATTATTATTTACTTGTATTTGCAGGTTCTTGTAATAATAGGAAATTTATTTTGTAAAGTCAATAGTAAATTAAAAAAAAAATAAAAAATTTTTTATTTTATCCCATATAATCAGTTGTTTCTTTACTTGAAGGTACTCCGCCATTCCTAAATGTACCATTTAAATGTGAAATTATAGTTTTTACTATTTGTGGTTTTATAGATTCCATATCGATATTTTTAGAAGACCCATCTGGTGAAGTTATTTCTATTTTTCCTGATATATCTATTTTACCAAATTCTATTTTTGAAGTCATTGAAGTGGTTTCGGGTATTGTTAAACTTTTATCCATTAATTTATCTAAAGGTCCACCTTTTTTTGCACCAATAATATCATCTTCGTTAGAAAAACTTGTAATTTCTCCTGAAGATCTTAACATAAAATCCCCATGATATGGATCCGCACCACCAGTATTTCCTTTTCCTGAACCACCACCTATTGCATGAAAAGTCTCTTCAAGTTTCTTACTACTAATTACTAAATCACCAAAAGTTGTTATAACTTTATCTTTAATTTGATTTTTTAAATTATCCATTTCAGTCATAGCATCATCTATAACACTTTTTTCATCTCCAGAATTTTTAAACATATCATCGATGAAAGATTTACTATTATCTATAAAAGTATCTGATAACTTACCAACCCCATCTTTCATGTTTTGTAAAACAGGTGCAATTTCATCTGCAGTTAATTCATATATATTTGTTAAACCAGCGACTTTATACTTCCCACCCTCTCTCATATTATCAACTTGATCAGACATTTTTTTAGTATGTGTTGCAATATCTCTAAGACTTTCTTCAGATGTTTGTTGTTCTTTCATAATAGTTTCTGCCATATCATCAGTAATTTGATCTAAACCCAAATCACCAAATTCTTCAGTTTCTATAACAAATTTACCATCTTTAAATTTAGCTATTGAAGCCAAACTCTCTTTCATTTCATCATCACCTACCGATGTAAATTTCATTTTTATGTCCCCAATCTTAGCTGCTTGTCTGGACATTTCAATCATATTATCCACCCCTAAATTCAATTGTTGATCTAATGCCTGAAATTGCATTCTAGCTTCTGCTGGTAATTCATATTCACCAGTTTCTTCATTAAATTGAAGCATATTTTCAGTCATTTTAGAAATTCTTTTTGCCAATTCTTCGGGTTTGTTTCTAGCCTCATACATTAAAGTAAACGGATCACCAAAAGCTTCTGCAATATCACCACCTAAAAGTTGTAATTGAGCTGCAGTCTCTATAGCAGCATCTGGTTGATATAATTTATCTGCTAGTTGTAGCATACCTGCCATATCCATTCTCATTTTAACTGCCTGTTTTGCCATTTCAGTCATTCCTTTGACACCATTTTTAAAAGAAAATGTTGACATTGTTTTCATATTACTTTGTAATTCTTTTATTACTTTAGTAGCATTTAAACCCATAGATTGTGCAGATTTATAAGTTTCTAAAACATTTTTTTCCATTTGTTCAGTAGACAAACCCATTAACGAAAAACTATCCGCCATTTGAGCAGCTTCATTAGATTGCATATCCATAGCTTCGGTTAAAGAAGCAATTCTAATAGCGTCTTCACTAGTTAAATTACTCATTCTACCTGTGGCTTCACTTATTTCTGTGAATATTGTAGATAATGAAGATGCTTCCATACCCATTTCTGCAATTGCTGGCATAGCACCTTTAAAACTATTTTCCATGAATTTAGCACCTTTTCCAGTCATACCTATATCCACACCAATTTTTTTGTATACTTCAGCCATTTTTTCGGCATATTCATATTGTTTTTTTGAATTGGTTAAAAACTCTCTAAAATCATTACCAGCGGCAGCGATTTGGTTATACATATAACCAGTTGCGGTATTTATATTTTTAAGATTCCCTAAAAGTTCTTTTGATTGTTTTACTAATTTAGCAGTAACTTTTTCTTCCTCCTTAATAATTTCTCCTTTTTCAATGAGTAGTTCTCTTGTCTTCTCAAGTTTTTTTATTTCTTCTTCGTATTTTTTTATTTCTTCTCTATCTGCTTCTGAAGAAATATCTGAATCTTTAGCGAACACTTTTAATTGATCAACTAATTTTTCTAATTGTTGTTGTAAATCTTTACCCTTATCTCCTCCCATTTTAATTATCTATATATTCTAATATTTTACCACTCCAAACAGTTTTAATATTACTAATAGAACCGTCAGCGTTAACAACCCAAAAAGCGTTGTTTCCTTGTGCTTTTTTTACCTTTTCAGTGTCAAACCCCATAATATATCTATTAGTTGTACCTTCTTTTTGTACTAAAACTGTATCACCTCTTTCTCCATAAGTTTTTAATATTTCAAATTTTACAACCTGATCATCATTATATAATGTTGTAGTAGATCCACCACCACCAGGACTATATGTTACATCACCATTAAACTTAATTAACATGTAATCGTGAAGAACTATTTTTTCACCAACAGATTTATTACTTGAATAATCTTTATACTTTTCGGTTTCTTTATTATAACCTTTTATTTTATAAAATTGTTGTAAATCACTAATCATATCATCTATTAAACTTTCTGCATCCTCATACCAATCTTCTAATTGTGAACAAGATAAAGAGGTTTTATCCCTATCATCTTTCTCAATTATATATTTACCATATTTATTTTCACAATAATCCCAAGTAGATAATAAATCTTCTTGAATTTGTTCTGGTTGATCAGCAATTGAGGCTTTATATACATTTATATCCGCTTTACCACTATCCTCTTCTACATTATCATCAAATATTGTTAAACAATAACATCTACTATGTTCTACTTTTTTTCCATATCTTTCGGCATATTTTTTCATTTGTAATGCCGCACTAGCAACTTTTTTAATTCTACTTATTTGTCTAGGACCATATTTTAATACTTTCCCAGCAACTCTTATAGTTGTCCCCCTAGCTAATACAATTTTTTCTAAATCTTCTGCACTTATTTCATCACTAGATAAAAAATCTAAAAGTCCATCATCAGTCATAGATTCCATATCAACCACCTCTATTTCTATTTCATCACCTACTTTTACGTCACTTTTATATTCTTTAGCATCTTTTAATTCAATATAAAATTCAGTATCAGTGTTAGGAGGTAATTGATCATCTTCAACTACCGTAAACTTTTGTTTTTTTGTTTTGACTTCTCCATTAGAATCTGGTGTAACAATTATACCTTCACCTAAAAGATTATCAATAGACTCAGACATTAAATATAGTATGTCTAAAATTTTTCCGTTTTTTTTATATAACATGATTTTTCATTTATAATATAAATATTATAAAAACTATAAAATTTTATTTTTCTTTGTTTGAAATATTTTGTTTAATCATTATTTTTCTAGAAAAAGTGGGCATAATCATAATATCTGAATATGTATAACCACCAACTCTAACTAAAAAATTGATTTCTTTATGAAGATAAAGAAGATATTCAGAGTTCAGGCCAGAAAAAAGTCGTGTTGAATCTAAGAAAGGTATCTACGGACTCTCCCCCCTGAGTCCTAGCGGTAGTTTTAAAATCTAATCCAGGATTTACCTCTTCAATGTATTTCCTTAATGATCTAGAATCAATAATAGGGATTTTTTTTAATATATTAGAAATTTTTATTTTATCCCTTTCACCATCAATAGATTTAATTTGTTGTTCTAAAGTAAAAATTAATTTATTTGATACCCCATCAGGATTTCTTTTTAAATCTTCTTTTTCTCTAATGTCTATTATTTCTTCATCTTTACCTGTTAAAAGAGAAAAAGTAACTTTTTTATTTGATTTAGGTAATAAAAATTCAAACTCACCATTTTCATCTGGTCTTATAGTTAATTTTTTTTGTTGTAGTGACGATAAATTAATTACCCCTTCCTCAAACTCACCAGATTTCGAATTAAATACCAATTGAGTGTATTCTTCACCAAATGCAGTTACTCTTAAAAAAATCATTAAAGCGGTTCTATCTCCAATAAGTAAATCCGATGAATCAAAACCTAAATCCTTTACTTTTCTTTTAATTAAAATATCTATTATTTTACCACCATTAGAAATGTTAGGTGATGTTAGAATAGTCTCATCCATCGCAGTCAAATATTCAACCTTAACAGATTTCTTATTATTCTTATATAAAATTCCTTGTGAAGGTAATTCTATAATATCATAAGGTGTCCTATATTCTTCAGGAATAAAATCAGGACTTAATTCATTTTCTATCATAATATATAATATAAAAAACTTTTATTTATTGTAAATACTAAAAAATAAAAAAAAATTAATATCCACAATAACTTTTTTGTTTATCGTACCAATAATTAAAGGCATCGTCCCAATCCGCATCTAATCTATCTATTGAAGGGAAAATAGGTTCAAAGTGATCATCAAAAATAGAGAATAATTGTAGACTCCTATTAGCCTTATTTCTAGGGTCAGGACTAAACCATTCTTCTGTAACATCAACATTACATTCTAATTTAGCAACACCCTCAACCCATAAGTATTCCATTAAATTTTTTGATTTTGATGAATCTTTTCTATTTTCATCACACCATACCTCAAAATCATTAACTATGTTAACGTCAATCTCTTCTGTTTCTTCTGCACCTGTATTACATTTTGCCTCTACAACTACCATATCAATCCAATTTCTAAGAATTATAAAAAATTCATCTAAATTAGTAACTTTACCAAAAATATCTTGTCGTTTCATTATATCAATATATACCTTTGGATTTTTAGTATTGGTTTTATCTGAAACATTAACTGTAATATATCCCGCATCACCATAAGATTTTAATTCATCTACTCTCTTATAGGCTTCATTCTTTATCGATTCACAATCTTTTGTCGCAACAATATCTAATATTTCTTGATATATTTTTTGTACACGTTTCTCAACACAAGGTAAAGCTTGTTGGTTACATTTCATTCTAAGAATTTCTTGAAATGTCATAGGTTTACCTTCTTCTGTTAAATATCCTGCAACTGTTTTATCAGTTTTTGCCTTTTCTAAAATATCAATAACCAGTGATTCAGTATTTTCTATACCACTTCTATTGGCAATTTCTTTTAATTTTTCAGGACTCAACTTTTTAACAACTCCTTCATATATTTTCATAAATTTAGGATCTGCAATAATTGTTTTTAATTTTTCGTCATTATTACATTCCATACAACATTTTTCATTCCCACTTGTATCGGGAGGACATATTTTTTCTATTTGTGTTATTATATAACCGTCAAATTCCTGAAAAGGTCCTAAAATTTCACTTCTCCATATATCTTCTAAATCTACTACACTAGAAGCAAATGTCAATATCCCCCAACCACATTCCGCAAATCTTTTTATATAACTAGTATCTGTTACCGCTTCTCCACCACTACTTTTTTTCCTAAGATATATTGACTCAGGATCTAAATCTGCCGCTGAAATTAAACAATAAGTAGTGGCTAAAAGTAAAGTCGCCCCAACAGTTATATAAGTACCTATCATTATCTTATTTCTTAATAACTGAAACCTAGCCAATTTTTCAACCGCGCTTAAACCTTCATCTTTATTACCTGGTGCAGTAAAATCTAATCCTCTATCTTGTAAATATTTTTTATAGGAGTTAAATTGATTTTTAGATTTAAATTCTAAAATATATGTTTTACCATTACTTTTATTATGGTAAATAATAACATTCTCCCAATTTAAATCTTTAGTAGATAATTTTTCTAATTTTACCCTAATTTTTTTGTCCCCCCAAAACTTCAATTTATTTATAAAACTACTTTCCATTATTTTAAATTTAGGGTCATTAGAAAAATTATCTTTCAAAAGGGTTCTAAAATCCTTTCCGTCCCATTCACTCATCCCTATTTGTTCTTTAATCCTTCTCCAAATATCATAAAGTTCTTGTTCCTTTGGTGTACTACCATTTTTTAAATCATCTAATCTTTTAAAATTATTTTCTAATTCATCAATAGATTTAATACCATCATCACTTACAAAACCTAATATTACGTTTCTAAAATCATCAGGTTTATTTAATTTATTCCACATTTCATTTATTTTATTTAATTTATCTAAATGAAAATCTGTAATAACTAATTGGTTCATTAAGTAATTTAATTTAGTTAATTCATCTATCTGTGAAGGAGTTAAATTCCTCAAAACATCTGCAGGCATTTCCATAGTATTACCCATTATATAATTTTTTAAATTAACTCTATTTACTGAAATATTTTGTTCATCAAAATATTTTAAAAAAGTAGTGGTTAAATTTTCTGCAAAATTATCCATTGTTATTCTTAGACTTTTTGCATTTAATAAATTTTTAAGGTTTTCAAATGAACCACCTGATCTTATATTCCTTATCGCAGTATCATAATTATCGATTGCATCACCCATTCTTTCAGCACTATTCTCTAAATTTTTTAGAGACGGAGTGTTAAAATTAATGGATCTTCCTATATTTCTTGTCGATTTAATTAATTCATCACCAATACCCTCAACTATTAATTTTTTTAAACTTGTACTAACTTCATTGAACGTTTTAAAACCATTCATTCTCTCCATAAGAAGTTTTATATTATTTATATTCGACTCAAAATTTTTCATAACTATAACGTAATTTTATTTTTTATTAAATCATCTAAATTTATTGGTCCATTTAAAGATGAACCTAATTTCTCTTCAACAAATTCTAATATTGTTGTACATTCATTTGAGGAATCTTTTAATGATTCAGCTGTCCCACCATTTTCACTATTTAAACCTAATAAAGAAGAAAGATCTGCGTCTATTACCCCTAATTTTAAATTAGTTTTAATCGCCTTTTTATCTTTATCCATAAGTCTAACTATTAAACCACTAGTTAAATTTATTACACCTGAAGACTCATTCCAAAAACCTTCTATTTTTATTAACCTTAACCCCATACCAAACTCTTTTGTTGCACTATCATAACCGTCTTTAGTTATTATCATTTTAAAATTAGAAGAACCTATCGTAATATCTTTTTCACATGCATCATTATCATTTAACATATAATACATATTAAATCTATTATTTTCATTTAAACCTTGTTCAAAAAGATTCACTAAAAAAAAGTGATTTTCTCTACTAGTTTTATCTTTTCTATATATACCTAAATAACAACCGTCAGGTGATGTTCCAGATTGAAATGATAATTGTGTATTTGATCTGTATTTGTTGTAAATCTTACCTATTTGAGTATTTGGACCCAAACATAAATCTCCTTCATTACTTTGTCTAACAATATAACCTTTATCCTTTAAAAAATTAATTGCTTCAGATTCATTATCACATACTTCGTTAACTAAATTTCCATATAATCTTTCGTCTGAAAATAATGATTTCATTCTTTTTATTTCTTCATTTAATTTTTTCATACCCTCATCTATTTTTTTTGGAACTTGATTTCCTTCACCTGTCATTAACATATTTTGAAATTCGTCTATTTGTTCATCCGTCAATTCAGTATCCCCTGTAACTAATACCGCAGTTTTAACTATTGGTTTAATATTAGGTTTTGTCATAGTTTTTAAAACAACTATTTTATCATTAATTAAATTAATACCTTCCTGTTCTGTATAAGTTTTATTTAATATACCTTCTAAAATTGGATTAACTAAATCTATTACCTCTTTTATATCTTTATGTTTATATCTTTTACCATTTATCTGAAAAGCCACTTCTTTATTTAGTAATAAAGCTGCCGCTTCTAAAGATTTGTTAGGTAATTTTATAATTTGTTGGATATTAAGATAAAAATTTACTAATAAATCAGTTTCTTCTTTAAAATTTTTCTTATCTATAAACCCACTCTTAGATAACTGAGAAAATAAACTATCTATTTTTTCTTCATTAGAAATGATATTAGTAAAATCTGGACTAAGTTTAGAGTTATCTATCTCACCGTTAGAAGTAAAAACGCCTAATGGATCAAAACCAGTTTTATCATAAAGAGCTTTTAACGCTTTACCTAATTCTTCACTATAAACATACATACCAGCAAATAAAGATCCTTGTATAATAACTTGTTTAATACCTTTATTGTAAGCATTAACCATTTTACTTAAATTTTTATTTGACTTAGTATATAATTTTTCTAAATTAGCGGGTGTTTCTTTCTTTAACATTTCTGCAAAAACACCTTTTTGCATTTTATCTAATTTATTATATTCATTTGTAAATTCACCACCTTTACCAAATTTATTAATTATTTCATCACTATTAGCAACCTTACCAAAATTCTTAAATTGTTTAGCTTCATCAGGAGATAAAGTTCTTGCAAAATCTCTTAAAATTTGTCTACTTTTAATTGGGTCACCATCTACCATTTTTAAAGCTTTGGTTAATTCTTCTAATCTACCTGTAAATTTAGAACCATATTTTAATAATTTCCCTGCTTCTGCTAAACCACCAAATGCACCTAACATAGTTAATCCTGCATTTAATTTCCATCCTTCTTTACCCTCTATCACATAACCAGCCGCACTTATTGCATCAATTATACCACTAATTAAAATACCATAAGGACCAATTGCCAAAACTACGATAGAGGCAATGTCTGCAATACAATGCCAATCTTCAGCACAATCTTGTGTCCATTGATCAAATCTATCCCACCCACTTAGAACGTTACCAGTACTTTTACCACACCATTCTTCTATATTAATAGTAGCTTGATAATTTCCTTCCGCACCTTTTACCGTTACATTAGCATTCCCTTTTGGGTTAACACAACAACAAATAGCCCTACCACCAATAAATCCTTTTCTTTTTACACCACCTTCCACTTCTTCAGATTGTGATGGGTACATAAATATCCCACCATTTTTAGAACACGCTTGTTTCCAAGTAAAAGTTTCATTAATTTTAGCACCTCCGCCACCTGATCCTGGTGCCGATACAGGTACAGAATATGTTTTCACATAATAAACTGGATCTGAACATGCATTATTTAATTTTTCGGGAGTATTATTTCTAATAATAATATTATGTAACTCAATTTGATCTAACACTATCTTATATGTGTTATAATCTTCTAAGTATTCTTTGAATTTAGGACCAGCTTTTTGTAATATTTCTTTTTCTACTGAAGGGACATCTTTTTGGAAAGAATTTAACAGTTTCGCCATTTCTGGATTTTCTTTTTCCATTTTAGATAAAATGTTAAATTCTTTTTCTTTTTTATTATTTGTTTTCGGATAGATATTTTGCATTTCAGTATCAAATCCTAATCTACCCATAATTGCTTGAGGATCAATTTGTGTATTATATTCACGTATTGATTGATACATCTTAACCTCTAATTCTTCCATCGATCTCAATATATAAGATGGGTTAATACATGTTGATGATGATACCTTACCTTCTAATATTTGTTGTATTTTATCAGAATTGACAGTTTTAGGGTTAGTCCACCCAAATGTTTTATTTGAAGAATCCCAAGATTTTAATGTTTCTAAATAATCTTTATATATACGACTTTGGTTTACGTATTCTGTACCATACTCATTATATCCCTTTTTTTTCTTTTGTTCCATCCCAATGACATCCAAAACATAAAATCTACCTAATTTATTAAAGGCAACTTTCATATATTTGTTATCATATGGTGCGTTACTAGTTTTATCTAATGTACCAGGTAAACCATTACTTTTTAATGCTTTATTTACATCTTTAATTCTTTGAGGAAAATCAGGATCATTAACCCATAATCTAAATGCGTCAGAATCTTTTTTACTTTTTATATTTTGTTTAAAAAATTTTTCATTTTCCGCATCAATCCTTTTTTTTGCAATATCTTTATCTTCTACACTGGCAGTAGTTTTCTTACCTTGACTAGCTAATAATGCAATTTGTACATCACTATACACATAACTCCATGTACCGTCAGAATTTTTTTTCCAGCACAAACCTTTAGGAACATCTAAATAGTCATAATAAGCTGGATGTGTATATAATAATAAATGCTTATTCCACACAGGAGTATATCCTATTTGTTTGACAGTATACTTTGGTGGATCACTTTCATTTAAAAAAATCCTTTTATACTGATTTTCAGTTATAAAAATTTTTTTTTTCATTATTTATTGAACTCTAAATATGCAATTATTTTCATCACCTTTCATAATAGAAATTTTATTTTTATCGACATCTAAATTAAGAGTTTTAAATATTTGTGTTAAAATATTATTTCTAAATATAAGTCTATCACCTTTTTTCTGTATGAATGTCATACCTCTTACCCCATTAAATTTATATTGATTTCCAGTTATTTTTTTAATTACCCCTAATTTAGTACCCCTATCATTTTTAACTATATATTTCTCCCCCTCAACTCCTTTAGATACTTTACCTTCACCTGTTTTATAATCACCTATTAAAGGATTACCTTCATCATCATTTGTATCTTGTAATTCTCTAACCATTCTTAGAATATCTTCATTCTTCTCAAATCGATTATAAAAATTAGCCATACATCTTTCTACTGATTTATAAGCGTCAGTCTCAAATCCATATTCTTCTAAATCACCAGGACCAGCACCTTTTAACCATGCTTTATACATTGCTTTAAGATGTTCTTTACAACTATCTATATTATCATCTATTACGTCTTTATCATTTTTAACATCTTGTTTAATATCTTTTCTTATACCCTTCCCTTCTTTTTTAGATAAAAAGTTCAATTCTGCATCTTTACTTATAAAAATTTCAACAGGTACACCTTTATCATCTTTGATAAATCTTTTTACATAGTCTAAATCTCTACCTGGTTTAGGTTTATCAACATAACCAACTTTCATTTTGATTTTTTCAAAAGACATTCGTTTAATATATTTTTTTCCGTTTATATCCTTAGTTTCATAAAAATCTAATGAGTCTGCCTCATCACCCTCTATCTCTTTTTTCTTATCATCTGTTAATTCTACAAAACCTTTAGGTATCATAGTGGTTTTATCATCTTTTTTATCTGTCGTACCACCATCACCCTCTTCATCTTTATCAGATTCACATAATTTTGGGTCACATTGATTAGTTTGTGGATCATATTTACCATATTTTTCTTTGGTTTCATCATCACATTGACAACCAGGATCATCTTCATTAAGATTTCCATACATTCTTTCTTCAGTAAATAAAGATTTAATTCTTCTTATTTCTTCATTTAAATTTAAAATTCTATTTCTCATATTTTTTTTATTATATACAATTATTCTAATAAATAAATATTAGATAAAAATAAAAAATCCCACCTAATGATGGGATTAATTATAATTCTTTTTAAAATATTTTAGAATACGTTAATCGCTCTATCAAAACGAAGCGTTGCCGTAATATCTGCCAAATCAGAAGAAGAGTAATCTAATGAACCAAAGTCCACATCATTTAACTGAGTACTTTGTAATATCCATTTTTGAACTACTACACCTGTTGGGTCCAACATTTCCAATTCTACATCTTTTTTGTAACCTGCAGCATAACCTTGTCTACCTGTTACTGATTCAGAGTGTAAACGAATCCATTCCATTAACGCTTGTGTAGCGGAAGGTCCGATTGGATCTCTAAATGTCACAGAGATTGATTCCCAGTTAAATCTACCTATTACATATGTAGAAGTATTTAAAAAAGGTATCTCCACCTCTGAACTCGTATATTTTGGTCGGCTAGTTGTAGATACCCACCATTCTTGAATCCCCAATTCATCTGGAAATCTCAAAATAAACCTATTCTTTCTTAGTGGTTCGTAAGGAACAGGCATTCTCATTAATAAATCAGCCATCTTAATTTTTTTTTAATTTTTTTTATTAGTTGTATTATTTATTATATAAATATTGTATTTTTAAAAAAATTTATTTTTTAATAATAATTCTTTTCTTTTTAGGGTTATTTGGGTCAGAGGTATCAAATATATTAAATTGTATATTTGGGTATTTTATAATTAATTTTTCTCTAATTAAATTCTCAATTATTTCTAAATTACTTAAATCATCATCACTATAACCAACACTAATACCCTCAAAATTAGGATTATCTATTATACCGTCTATTTGTTTTACTACCCTATCAACAAAGTTTTCGAACGCAACCTCTTTTCCTTTTTCAGGTTTACTTTCAGTAGTATCTAAATTAAAATTATCTAAAAATTCTTTTGATGAAACTGGATGATAATCTTGTAAACTAAGATATTCTTCTATAGATATACCTTTAAGATTTTTTTCCATTTGTTTTTTATTGCCATATGAAAAATTTTTATCTATAATTATTTTAATACCATCTATTAAAGATTTAGGTGAATTCGATCTGGCAGTTATAATAGAAAAATCTTCACCATTAATTAACGCTTCTTTAAAATCATTAAAACTAGGTGCATAATCTCTTCTATCTAATGCGTAATTAACGTCTTTAATAAAAGAATCATAATTTCTAAAATCTTTAAATGCATCATTTATATTATCATTTTTATATCTAAATTCCGAACCTAATTTATGTCTAATAGATCTAAATTGTTCCGTTGATACTGAAACTGGTACCCAATATATCCCACCTACCTTGTAATCTAAATGAATTCTTGTTGGCATTTTTAATATATTATCATCCCAATCAAAAGAATAAGTTTTTTTCAATGACTCTGTTAAATAACTTTTTTTATAGATAATTGATTCGTTTTTAGTTTCTTCTGTTTCATCATCTGATAAACCACTAGCAATAAATGGTAACAATGCAGGAAATCCACTAGAAATTAAATTATATGCCTGTCTATATAAACCCTTTTCCATTTTTTTTGCTTGTTCTGGATATATTTTTTTCCATTTTCTTTCTAATTTACCCAGTACTTCAAAAAAATCTTTAGGTATATTATTAACCCAACTATCTACACTCGATATTTCTTTTTCTAATTTTACCTCATCAGTAATATTTTTATTTAAAAATTTATCTATGTATTTTTTAAAAAATTCTTTTATTTTTTCTAAATTATTTAAATCTCTAGGTTTAGGTTCTTCTATATTTATAGAATTTTTGATTCTTTGTAGATCAATGTCCACTAATTTTTGTGATTTATCTGTACCCCTTAAATAGTCTACTAAAAATGTGGCAAATCCTTTATTTTTTTCTAATGTACCTAATTCTAATATATTTTTAATACTGGCAGTAAATTCAGCCTCAATTTCCTGAACATGAGACCAATAACTTAATTCTTTAGATGCGTCCATAACAATTCTTTCTATCTCTCTAATGTTTAAGTTATTCTCAATAAACTTTAAAAATTTAGCATCATCTAAATTATCAGTTTTTTGTTTTATTTTTTTATATTCATCGTTAAAATTTGACCAGTCATCTAAAGAAAGTTTTATAGCTTTAACTTTAACATCATCACCAAATAAATTTGTATTAAATTTAGATGTAACAACTTTTTTGGTAACTTTTTTAATATATTTTTCAGGAACAATTTTATTATCTTTTGCCCATGTTTTAAAATCTTCTATCCATGTATAGTCTTTACTGGTATCTATATTTTTTTCCGCACCAAATTTTCTAACTTCAGATTCCAAATTGTTTATATCGTCTCTTTGCCACACCCAAAAATCAAAATCATCAATTTCTATTTCTTTAGTCGGTGACATTTCTCTTTTACCAGTTAAATAACCCCAAGCTTCATTACCATCTTTAAAATAACCCGATTTATATGTGTAATTACCATGTATACTAGTTTGATTATTTTGTAAAACATGAGTTAATTCATGATAAATTACATGAAATATACTATTTTTTAAATCTTCTAAATTTTTTGGTTTCCTATAATCAGCAATTGCGGTTGGGTTAACTATAACCCATTGCCCAAAATTACCATTTATATCATTTACATACATTTTTACACCAAATGGAACATCATATCTTTTTAAATATTTACTTCTTAAATTTGGATCTTTTAATATTTTTTGATTTTTAATCCAATCCATTATAGATGGTATTTGATACCATTCCATGTTTTCAAAAGTCTTATCGAATTCAGATCTGTATAAATCTTCTAATTTATCATCTCTTATTTTTATAAAATCTAGCTCTTCTGGTCCTTGTTTGTTTAAAGAAAATTTTACATTTTGTCCATTTATTTGTAATGTCACATAAATTGGTTCTCCTGTATCTGGATCAAACCCCCAATCTTTATCAAAACCATATTTTTTAAAAGAAGCGTCTATAATGTCATATTCATCTTTTGGGATATCTGATAATTTAAGTCCCACAATTTGTTGAGGATCATTTTTAGGGATTTCACTTTTAGGTAAATCCTTTTCTTTTTTTGTTGGGTTTTTCAAAATCTGCCAAACTTCTTCCGAAGTTTTTTTACCTGATCCTAAATCACTTTTTAATTGTTTAAAACCTTCTTCACCATTAATTCTAATATATTCATTTAATTTTTCTGCGAATAATTTGTTAAAATTACTTTCGATATCATCTATTTTAGTAATCATTTGCCTATTTAATACTTGTAAACTAACAAGATATTCTAAATCATCAGTGTTTATTTTTTTTAAATTTTCACCAGATAATTCTTTTCCTTTCACAAAATTAATTAAATCGGTTCCAGAAATATCTTTTGTCTTTATATTTTTTAAAGTTAAATCTTTAATAGTATCATCCCAGTTTTTCCTAAATGTAGTAAATTCTGATTTAGTTATTAGTGATTCTATTTCTAATTTTTTAAAAATTAAATTTCCTAAGTCTATAAAATCATTAAAACTTTTACCAGCACCTTTTAAATTAATTTTTATATCAGGTATATTCTTAAAAATATTTTTACTAGTATCTAAATTTTTGGCAGAATCAATAACATCATCCAACCATCGCTGTTCATTTAAAGGTTTTTTATAAATAAATTCTTTAATTTTTTTAATTTCTTTTTCTGAAAATAATCTATTCATATTTATAAATATTTAAATAAAATAAAAAACCCAACTTTAAATTGGGTTTTAAAAAATTTAAAATTTTTGTTAAAAATTTTGTTTATTAAAAATATAATTATATATTTGTATAACATAAATCTTATGACTAAAATACAAAAAGAGGCAGAACTTTATAAAAATGTTTCTGATTCCAAACTTAGAAGAGTAATTTTAAATTATAAATTTTTGTCTTTATCTAATTCAAAAAATTTTAATTTTATTATAACATTATTATTTTTATTGATACCTTATTTTATAATATGTAAAATAAATTTATTTACTTTATCTTTAATAATATTGTCACATTTTTTTATTTTTTGGAAATACCTTTATGAGAAAAAAAACTGGAAAATGGTAAGTGACAAAGATAAAGTTGAGGTAGATGAAATAATTAAAATATTAGAATCATACAAAGAACAAAGAAAAACCCCTAAAAAATAGGGGTTTTTTATTATATTCCTGTTCTTCTGTATTTCATGTTTCTTCCACCTAACACTAAAGCTAAACCTGCAGCAACCATTGCAACTGATATTGGACCAGCATAGTTACCTAGACCTAACGAATCTACATACTGATGAATTTTTTGAGTTAACAAAAATTCTGACCAACCCATAAAAGAACCTAAAGCGGATACTGCACCTGTTAAAGCTAAACCTGCTCCTCCACCCATCATTGCCTTTTCCATATATTCTGCGTTCCTACCACCCATATTTCTAGGTAAATCTTCATTTTCTCTAAGATATCTTTCCGCTAAATTACTAGCATTAGAAGAATCTACTTTAGATTGTAAAATACTTACTTCAGTAGGATCTAATTCAGGTAAAACATTTTGTTCTAAAAAGTCAGCAATTAGCTCAATTACTTCACCTCTACTTAATTCCCCTTCGTCATTCATACCCATTAATTCATCTCGACTATAATCAGATAAATTTAAATTTCCAAATCTTGGGTGTACATCATCCATGCCACCCATATCTTCTTTAATTACTCTTTTAACTATTCTTCTTAAATCAGATTCAGTTAATCTAACTACTCTTCTTTTCATCTTTATAATTTATTTTAATTTTTTTTAGTAAATTATTCATAATTATTGTTTTTTATAAATCATTCCACCAACCTGGACCACCACAACCGTATTTTTTTCCACTTGATTTTTTAACAATTAAAAATATTATAATTATCAATAAAATCGCTGCGATTGCAATTAATACACTTGCAGAAATAGAAACACCTGCAATAATTATAGGGGCCAAATTTTCATTTATTGCTCCTGCAGATTCTGCTTTTTGTTTTTGTTGTTTAATTTCTCTTCTAAGATTAATTAATTCTTTAACACTTTTACCACTAACTGCATTTCCAAAATTTTTGATAAACTCTATCGCCTCTTCTTTTTTGTCGGCAGGTAAAGCGTTTAATGTTTTTGTAACCCAACCTGGTACTCCTTTAGCTGAACAGTATTGTGCAACATCAACATCTTTCACCACTTCATCAGCTTGAGCGGTTTCGTCTTCTTCTTTGATAACTCTTCGAACTATTCGAGTCAAATCTGACTCAGTTAATCTAACTAATCTTCTTTTCATCTTTATAATTTATTTTAATTTTTTTTATTTAATATGAACCTCCAGTAGTTCCAGGTACTTTAACTCTATCTCCATCTGAACCGCCCATTTTACCAGCAACACATCTAGAAATAGGTTCTATTTTACTAAGAATTATTTTTGCCGTTTTTGGATTCATACTCGTTCCACATTCTAATGCTTTAGTAACATCTTTATCAACAATCATTGTTACACACGCTTCAGGTATTTCAGTCAAATCTGTTAAAGTTGTATTTTCTTTAATACAATCAAGAACCGCAGTTTCTGGGTCAACACTTTCTCTTAAAAGTTTTTTTACAATTCTTCTCATATCTGATTCAGATAAAGTAATCGTTTTTCCGTTTTTTCTAATTTTCATCTCTTTTTATTTTAATTTATTTATTGGGGGATTTACCCCCCCCAATTTATTGTTATTATTTATTAATTAAATATCATCAAAACTTGCTCCTGTGTTAGTAATATTAAATTCTATCGAAATATATTCTAAAGATCTTGTTGGTTTAATAAATATTCTACCATTTAATTCATTTCTATCTATTGATTCTGGAGTATCATCTAATGTTACTCTAAAGTCAGTTAAACCTCTTTCTTTTCTAATATTATCTAATATTGGGTTAACTAAACTTAGGAATTGATTTCTTACTACATCGTCATTTTGTTCAAATAGTAGTCTGATAGAAACTGCCGATATAAGTTTTCTAGCCTGTAGTAACAATCTTCTAACATTAATTCTATTAAGAGCACTTTCTCTAACTTGTAATGTTTTGTTACCAAATATAACTACACCTACATCTGAGAATGTTGCCATAGGATTAATTCTTCCTTCATAAAGATCATCTCTATCATCTAATTTAAGTTTAACTCTAGCTTTAATTGCCGTAGTTGTACCTCTATTTAAACCTGCCGCTGCGAACCAAGGGAATGCTACGTTATCAGTTAATGCGATGTTTCTTACAACTTCTACTGTTGGTGGTAACCATACGTATCTATTGTTTTCTGTGTCATTCATTTGTAACCAAGGCCAATATGTGGCAGAATAGTTAGAATCGATTCCAGAATCCTCAATGATATCGACTGCTTCACCTGGAGTTAATGCTACACCATCTACGTCAACATCAGGTGTTGTAATAATATAAAGTGAATCTGCTCTATCAGTTTCAACCATATCAACCGCATTTTCAATCAAACTGATATTGTCTCTTAAATCTATACCTGGTGTAGCAAATACATTTATATTTACCGCTTCAGGATTATTATAAGTATAAATACCATTTAAATATGCGTAATAGTCAGAAGTAATTCCATCATCACCTTCAGAGGTGATAAATGTATTAAATATCCCTTTAGTTAAACCTAATGAACCTTTAGTCCCATTCTTAGTATAAGAATCTCCGTTAGTTCTTTTAGTTCTATACTCATCCCAACCATCCCATCCACCAAAAGGTGCAAAAGTGAATTTTCTTGCTGCCACTTTTTCATAAGGACCACCGATTAAAGATGCGTCAGTTGTAAAAGCTGAAATACCTACCTGTAATGTTGGGATATAACTTTGATCACCTAAATCTATTAAAGAGTTAGTAGCATTAACATCTAAATGGAAACCATCTGTTTTTCCAGTATAAACACCATCATTAACTGCATTTAAACCTTTATAATCAAAGAAGTCTTGATCTACCCCAATATCACTATTTAAACCTAAATATGTTTTTCTTAATTTAGATGTATTGAAATCAGAATATTTAGTTTTATATTCGATTTTTGGTGGTAAAGCAGTTCTATTAGAACCAATATAAGTTCTATTTAAAACACCCTCAAAACCTGCTGGAAAATGGTTAGCCAAATCTGGATCATTTCCATCCCACAATTCTACCATTATATATTTACTTCTTAATGGAAATTCACCATCTGTTGTACCAATTTTTCTAGCAATAAATCCAATAGAAGCACTATCCATAGAAAGTGAAGAGAATTTCTCGACAACACTAGGATTAGCATCTGTATCATTAAATTTTCTAACAATTAAATCAAAAGTTTTGTTATCTGGTTGAATATTTAAAATTGAAAATTTAACGTCTTGATTCGCCGTATTACCATCAGATATTGTTACTAATCTAAATAATCTTTGTAATGTAGAACCTACACCAACACCTTTTACTTCTGAAAGAACCCAAGGTGATGCAGCAGTTTTCCAACTTTCTAAATAATTATTTAAGTTATTTGTGATTGTATAATCGATGTTAACGAATGATACATCCAAACCTCTTACTTTGTTAGCACTAATTAAATCTTCTAAAACATTATTATAAATCTCCTCAACCCATAATTCAGTCTCTTTATCTTGTGTAGATTGCCCAAATACTCTAGGTAAGAAATTCTTTTTAGTTTTGTCCATAGAAACCTCATAATTGAAGTTATCTCCATTGTATGTAACACCAGATATATTAAATGAAGCCAATGCATTTGATGGTAAATTGGAAGTATTTGTCATTAATGTATCAGTTACTCCCGTTACATAATATGTTAAATTTTCTAATCCATCGTAGAATCCTCTAGATCTTAAAGTAGCGATAACACTACCATCTATATCTGTATAACAACTAGCCGTATAACTAACAACTGTACCACTTGTAGTACCTGTTACAAATCCTGCTGATGCATTACCTTCTGAAATAACTTCTAAATCAAATGTTGCCCCACTAAAATTACATCCTGTTTTTACATAATAAGGTGTAGTTACATTTATTGTATCACCTGTATTTAATAACCCTATATTCGAAAAGAATCCATTAATTTGGTTATCATTATATAAAGCAGTTAAATTAGGGTCATTAAAAGTAATAGTTACTGGTAATCCCGCAGTAGTTGCAGAATATGTCATTAAAACACCATACGATGTAGTATTTGTAATACCTGTAGTAGAAGGATCTGCAGAAGAATCTAATGTGATTGACCATGCATTTCCTGCCTTATATCCCGATAAACCTAAAATTCTACTAACGTATAATTGATTAGTTTGTGTTAGGAATGATTTTGCAATGTAATTTAATTCATATTTATTGAACCCACTAGCTTTGAATTTTTCGGGATTTAACCCACCAAAATAACTAATGAATTCATCGTAATTAGATATGAAAACTGGTTCAAACGCTGGACCTTTAGGTGTTTCACCTAATAATCCTAACGTAGTAACCCCAACCTGTCTAGTTACAAATGTTAAGTCTTTTTCTGAAGTAAAAACTCCAGGACTCACAAAAATTCTGTCTGTTGATGCCATTTAATTTAATTTATTTTTTATCTTATTATTTATTAATTTCTTTAAATATAAATATATTGATTTTTTAGAAAAAATATTTTTTGTGTTGTATAACACAAATTTAGTATGATTTTTATATTACTTTTGTCATACTTACATATTTATATGGTATGAAAAGAGATAAGAATTTAAAAATTACCCCTATGACTCATAAAATTTTAAAAGATTATTGTGAACAAAATGGTTTAAAGATGTTTTCTTTTGTAGAAAAATTAATAAAAGAAAAATGTCTCAAACCTAAAGATATATACGGTGAATAATAAAATTATAGTATTTTTAGTTATCGTCCCTAAAACTTTTGGTTCTAATTGATACATTCCTGATATTAAACCAATATCAGTTATATTTATGGATGATATGTATGAAAACCCGTATGTTAGAGAAAATGGTTGGGATCCTGAAAGTTGTACCAATTTTAACCAATTAGAATCATTAATGAAAAATGATTAGTAATACAATTATAATTTATATAACCCCTCTACCACATTTTTTTCGGATTGTTTATATTTATAATTAAACAAAATACTATGAGAACAATTAATGAATATAAGAAAAGATTTTATCAATTAATTGAGTCAACGATCGGTGATGTAAAACCATTAATCGTG